TTGCTGACAACACCAAGAATGCCATTAATAACTATTCTCTTGGAGCTATGAACCCAAGTTTGCCTAATACCGAGTACTGGGCAAAGATGGCTAAGATGTTCCGAATCACACCAGCAGAAGCCAAACGTCAACGATGCGGTAACTGCAATTACTATAATAATACCCCCGAAATGTTTGAGGCTATGGAAGCCATCCCACTTAACAAGTACGACTTATACGATGGTCAAGCACAACGTGGCTGGTGTCACAAGCTAGACCTAATCTGCCATAACTCACGTCTATGCAGCGTATGGGAACGTAAAGATTTTGAAACTGAGGAAGACTAAAATGCGAAACATGGATAAGATTGCAGAAAAGATTGGCAAAGTAATGGGTGAGTATAAAGATAAAGACCTTCATTCTGGTAAAGGTGGCAAGGTCGTTAAGTCACGTAAACAAGCAATTGCTATCGCACTAAGCGAAGCAAATAAAATGAAGGGTAAATAATATGAGTAAAATTGCACAAGATGATAATGGTAACGTAGTAGATGCTTATACACCGTCTACATCACAAGTTTTAGCTGCTGGTAACACCACAGCACAATCAGCAGCCTTTGCTACAGGTGTAACACTAGTACGTGTTGCTGCTGTATCTGGTCATTGCTATGTAGCCTTTGGTGCTAATCCAACAGCTACAGTTTCTACTAGCGCAATGATTCCTCCAAATACTGTTTCATTCTTTAAAGTTACTTCCGGCAACAAGATGGCTTACATCAAAGATGCAGCAACTACAGCATCTACAGTCTGCGTAACTGAATTGGCATAATGGCTAAAGATCCACGACTAGAGAGAGCTGGTGTTACTGGCTTTAACAAACCAAAGGCAACTCCAGACCATCCAACCAAGTCACACGTAGTAGTAGCAAAAGATGGTGACGAGATTAAAACTATTCGCTTTGGTCAACAAGGTGTAAAGGGCAGTCCAGATAACAGCAAGCGTAACGAAGCATTTAAAGCACGTCATGCTGAAAACATTGCCAAGGGCAAACTAAGTGCTGCTTACTGGGCGAACAAGGTCAAATGGTAAATGAACGATCATTGGGCAATAATACTGTTAGCTGTAATCGCTAACCTTACACTCGTTATTAACGCAATACATCATTGGTAAACTAATTTTAACAACTGGGTGACCAACCTATAAGGAGTCACAACAAAATGACAGAAGAAAAAGCAGCACAATTAGCAGCAGCCAGAGAGAAGGCAGCAGAAGCTAATCAAGGTAACAATCATTCAAATAAAATCAACAGATTAATGAATGATACTCTGAAACGTATATTAATTCAGAATGAAGCATTAAGAGCTAGATCTATTGCAGAGGCTTTAGTGACAAAGGCAGAGGATGGTGACGTATCTGCTATCAAAGAAGTCTTTGACAGAATGGATGGTAAGGTAGTCCAAGAGAACAAAATAAGCGGTGATGCTGATGCACCATTGCTGATACAAGTGGTAACGGGTATAGATGACAACTACTAACCCGATTGACTTAGGCTATAAGCCTAGGTTACCACAAAAAGAGATACACAAGGCAGTAAGAGAGAATCGTTTTGTTGTGGTAGTAGCACATCGTAGGATGGGTAAGACTGTATCTGCGATTGTGCAATTGATTCATTCTGCTCTACAGAACAAAGATAAAAACCCACGGTACGCTTATATAGCACCAACTTACTCACAGGCTAAAAGGGTCGCATGGGATTACCTAGTAGAATATACTCGCTCACTTGGTGGTACTGCAAACATCGCAGAGCTACGAGTGGACTTCATGGGCAGAAGGATAAGCCTATACGGTAGTGAGAATAGCGACAGTTTAAGGGGTCAATATTTTCACGGTGCAGTCCTAGACGAGGTAGGTGACCAAGACCCAAAAATTTGGAATCTTATTTTAAGACCAGCTTTGGCAGATAAAAAAGGCTATTGTTTGTTTATTGGTACTCCGAAGGGCAATAATCACTTTCGTGAGTTTAAAGAACGAGCAATGGTCACCGAGGGTTGGAAGTTCTTAGAGTTTAAGGCTAGTGATACTGGCATACTAGACCCACAAGAGTTGGCTAGTGCTAAGAACGAGATGGGCGAGGACAAGTACAAGCAAGAGTTTGAGTGCAGCTTTGACGCACCGGTAGAAGGTGCTTACTATGGGTCACTACTACATGAAGCTGATAACGAGAAGCGTGTTACTAAGATACCTAAAGACGAACTGGCAAAGATTGTTTGTAGCTGGGATTTGGGTGTCAGCGACAGTACGTGTATTTGGGTAGCGCAGATAGTAGGTAAAGAGATACAGCTAATAGACTGTACTGAAAACCACGGAGTAGGATTAGATTACTATGTTAGTTGGTTACGTGATAATGGTTATGACAAGGGTCAGCAGATTCTTCCACACGATGTAAGAGTCAGAGAGATGACCACAGGTCGCAGCCGTTTAGAAGTCTTAATGGAAGCTGGACTAGACGTAACAGTAGCACCAAGCCTATCTATAGCAGATGGCATTCAAGCAGTCAGACGTATGCTGCCTAGATGCTGGTTTGACATGGAACGCACAAAGAATGGTCTGGTAGCATTGCGTAACTATAGACGTGAGTTTAACGAGAAGCAGAATGTGTTTTACGATAAGCCAGTTCACGACTGGTCATCACACTTTGCAGATAGCTTTCGTTACATGGCAATAGGATTAGTAGAAGTAGATACAACATGGTCACAACCATTACAACAAAATAAGGCATGGGTCGTATGATGAACCAAGAAGAATTAAAGGCACTTGTTGCTGATGAAATCAATAACGCTATTGGCTACTTAGAGTCTGATACGGTTCAAGCCCGTGCTGATGCGATGAGCTACTACTTCCGTGACAAGTACGGTACTGAGGTAGAAGGTCGCAGCCAAGTAGTTACCGGTGAGGTAGCTGAAGCCGTAGACGGTGCATTGCCTCAACTAATCCGTGTATTCACGTCATGCGAGGATGCTGTACGCTTTGAGCCAACTAAAGACGGTGAAGAAGAGCTTGCTGACCAAGCTAGCGACATGGCTAACTGGGTATTCTATAAAGACAACGATGGTTTCTTAATCCTACACAACTGGTTCAAGGATGCATTGCTTCAAAAGGTCGGTGTTGTTAAAGCCTACTGGGAAGAAAAGAAAGACACCATCAAAGAGAAGTATAAAGGCTTAACCGATGACGAGTTAGCCATGATTATGCAGACAGGCGAGTGGGAAATCACCAAGCAAGTGACCGATGTAGTCATTGGCATGGATGGTATGCCTTACAATACGCATAACATTACAATACAAAAGATAAACGATGAAAGCCGTATCGCCATTGAGAATGTCCCACCAGAGGAGTTCTTAATCAGCAAACGTGCTAAGACCATTGAAGACTCACCATTCACAGCGCACCGTAGAATGATTGCCCGTGGTGACTTGATTGCTATGGGTTACGAGAAGTCTATCGTAGACACAATCCCAGCAAATGACCGTTTAGAGTACGCACCAGAGCGTTTAGCTCGTTTTGGTCGTGATGAGTTGCCTGACTATACACAGTCTAGCGACCTATCAATGGAAGAAGTTGAGATATTTGAGTGCTACATCAAGGTAGATACTAACGACAACGGCTTGCTAGAGCTACGCAGGGTTATCCTAGGCGGTGAAACAATACTGTCTAATGAAGAATGCGACTACGTGCCATTCCACTCTGTATGCCCAATTCCTATTCCACACAAGTTCTTTGGTCAATCACTAGCCGACAGGACAATGGACTTGCAACTAACCAAGTCTACTATCCTACGTCAGATGCTAGACAACTTGTACCTAACAAACAATGCCCGTGTTACAGCCGTAGAGGGTCAAGTAAACCTAGATGACTTGCTAACGTCTACTGCCGGTGGTGTTGTTCGTGTTAAGAATAACCAAGCAGTTACACAATTAAACGTACAGAACACAGCCGGTCAATCATTCCCGATGATGGAATACCTAGACGGTGTACAGGCTAAACGTACTGGTGTTAGTGACCTACAGCAAGGTCTTGATGCTAACGTGCTTCAGAATACCACAGCAACAGCCGTGGCAGCCATGATGCAACAGTCAGCAGGTAAGCTAGAGCTAATGGCTCGTATCTTTGCTGAAACAGGTGTTAAATCACTATTCCGTGGCATCTTGCACCTACTATGCAAATATCAAAACCAAGCCAAGACAATTCGTATGCGTGGCAAATGGGTATCTTATGACCCACGTGAATGGTCTGACCTATACGATGTATCAATCAACGTAGGCTTGGGTAACGGTAACCGTCAAGAGCAGATTGCTATGTTGCAAATGATTATGGCTAAACAAGAAGAAATCATCGGCAAGTACGGTGCTAACAACCCATTGGTGACTGTAACGCAATACCGTAGCACTCTTGGTCGTATGATTGAGATGGCTGGCTTTAAAGACACCACATCATTCATTAATGAGATTACACCAGAGGTTGAACAGCAAATAATGCAGCAAGCAAGCCAGCCACCTGCTGACCCTACATCTGAGGCAGCACAGTTATATGCCAAGGTAGAAGCAGACAAGGCTCAACTTACTGCACAAACTAACCAAGCTAAGTTGCAATTAGACCGTGAGCAAATGCAAGTAGATAACGCTCGTAAAGAACTAGAGATGCAACAAAAACAAATGCAAATGGAAG